TCATGCGTTGCCCTTGCTGTTTCAAACGGAGTCATGATAAGACTCTTGCCTGTTTGCGTTGTGGTTGTGCCGCGCCTCGAAAGCCACTGACCACCTGCGCGGCAGCAACTCGTTGGACGTTCCCGCGCACCAATCCCCTCGACAATGCTTCGGCGTAGGTTCTGACTGAGTCGGCGTAGTGCGAGCAGAGATCGTGAACCGGGACATCCCTCACGATCCCGGTCGAGGAGTCGAGCTTTTTGCGGTATCCTTCCAGCCTGCCAACAAGCGACGGGAGCTTTGCGCCGGATTCCGAGAAGATCGGCTCATCCATCCGCGAATGAAACCAGCAGTTCGGGAGGATGCGCCTGACCTCGTCAATGCCCACCCATAGATCAGGGATTCGCGGGACAACGGCAATGCTCTTGCGCGGAATGCCGCACTCAACCAGTTGCTGGAGGTAGGTCTTCCCGCTCCCCTTGTCGGTGATCTCGCAATCATGCGGCAGGAAATGCGTCAAGATCGGGCCAAATTCTTCCTCCCATTTGCGGATGACTTCCGCCACTCCTGCTGCTCCTGCGCCCTCACCTACGCATCCGGCAAGGAAATTATGCGCCTTCCCTGCTGGCTGGATCAGCGACCCTGCCATGTTGTCGGAGCTTCCCAGATCCCATGCGGTGAAGATCGGGTATCCTTTTTCTTGGGCAAACTCCGACACTCGTTTGGTCGAGCGCAACGTTTTCATTTCTGGGTAGATCTGACCGGGAACGATCTGGCGATCCACCTCCTCGATCACCGAGGGGAACTGCTGCCACATCTCCTCGCCCTGCTCCGCTTTACGCCGTTCGTAGAATGCCTGACGGTCGAGCGGGATCTCAATCCCGTATTTGGCTTTCAGTCCTTCGAAATATTCGACAGTCTCCGCTCTACCAGGGGTTACCCCCGGCAGGACGTAGGAAGGATGCCCCCACCAAGGGAAAAAGTGGAGTCGCCAATCCAATGGCGTGAGCGAGTCGAACTTCGCTGCCTCAAGGGAAAGCTGGAAGATGCTGTAGCACTCGCCCCACTGTCCACCCTCCATCGTTGTCTCGATGTCGATGATCCCGCCGGGAGGAAGCGAGTTGAATGCGCCCCGCTTGATCCCTGTCGCCTTGGCCGGGAACTTCGCGGAGATCGGACCGAATTCCGAAATGTGCAGACGTTGCGGAGTGCGTCCCGTGAACGCGACACCTGCCGTGATGCGCGATCCATTGCGCCAAACCATCTCGCCCCCGGCATCCTTTTCGAGCGGATTAGCCTTGTGCAGCGACTTCCACAATGCGCCGATAGCGGGATCTGGATGGAGCGGACCAGACGCCCATGCGAACCTTGCCATCGAGAGTTTGGCGAAGGCGTCATCCTTGGTGAGGTCGATGATACCCGCCGCCAAGTTGCCGCTGAAGATGCAGTCATCGAGGTTGGCTAGGACGATGGCCGTAGACATCCCGAGCTTTCGAGCTTTGGGAATGAAGTTCCGGTTGTGCCTCTCCCGCAGAAACTGCTCCTGCTCGCCCCGCATGATGAACGGAACTGTCCTACCTTCCTCATCGAGGATGACATACAGGTGGCGCATCCGCCAATCCTTGTTAGACAGGCGATCCCTCAATGCCTGGATCTCAGGCAGCATGGTCAAAACGGAATATCCTCACCATCCGGCCCATCCGGTGCGCCTCGATAGCGATCAGCGGGAGCAGGCGCGGGAGCGTCACGCTTCTCGACCGCATAGAGCGAGATCCAGCCAGACCATTCCGGCGAGACCGGGACAGTGTCGAGCTTGATCGACATGCGCCCCGAATCATCGAGGAACGCAGAGCCGCAGTTGACGTATCGTTTTTTTTCGTTGCCGTCCCGGTCTTTGTAAGTCCCTACGGTAGCAACGACATCGTGCGTTCTTTTGATTGCCATAAATTAATCGTTCTTTGATTGCGTGAGTGCCGCGAGCATCCCGAGGAACTCGTTCTCCGCTGAGATCTCGACCTTCTGCGGTGAGTCCATACCAGTGAGTCGAGCGATCTCCCGTGACGATGCGACCTTTGAGACCATCTTCACCTTGACTGTGCCATCCGGCTTGACCTCATACTCCTCGCAAAATGGCGAATCCGGCCCAACCTCGCCAACCGGAGTCCGCACAACGGTTGCGTGGAAATCGAGCAGTTCGTCCACGGTCATTGACGCAAGAGCTTGCGCGTCTCCAATGAGCCGATTGATCTCAGCCCTGACGCTAGGATTTCGGAGGAGGCGGCATGACTCGACCGTTACCCATGCCGGATAGTTCCCCTCGTCCGTTTTCGCGATGTTTCCAGCTTCCCCATACGCCCGAGTTCCATTGCCGTAGCGATGGTAAAGTTCAGCAAATCGCGCCTGCCTCACGGTGAGGTTACTGTCGCCGGGAATGCTCATACCAGTTCTTCCATCGCTCCCCAGAGTTTCGAAACGATCTCCGCGACAACGTCCTCATCATCACCAAACTCAGTGGCAAACTCAGTGAACTCCTTCTTATTCTCAACGAGGTAGTAACGGATCAGATCCAGTTCCTCCCAAGTAAACTTGTTGCTGTCGTCGCTCATTTCTCTTGATGCTTACCGTCAAACCCAACCTGTCAAGTCAGTAAATTCTCTTACCGCTTCGCACTAGGAGCGGAGCATCCGGTTTAGTATTCGTCCCGAGTCGCTTGTAGATGCGACTCTCTTCGCGCAACCGCAGACCGCAGGGTTGGCATCGTGATCCGCCATTGTAGGCAGGGTCCATGCAGTCAACGCACTTGCCTTCTGCGCGGAGTCTTCGCCTTCTTAAGGTCTCGCGATGAACTGGTCCTTCTTCTAGTTTTCGTCCCATAATTTGCTTGGTTGTGCTGGAGTCCCATCCGCCTTGACGATCATGGCGCGGTAGTCCCGCATTGCTTTTCCCCGTGCGAACTGAGTCACTAACCCAGTTTGCTTGTTCCTCCTCCAGATCGACGCATCCACTTTGCCTGTTGCAGGATCCATGACCATGTCCTCAAACAACTCGACCTGCAAAGACTTGCGCCAGACGTTGATCTTCCGCATCCGCCGGATGCCGCCATCTTGAATTCCCACGCATACGTAGCCCATCCCGGCCCAGAACGTGTTAGCATCAAGATCGAATCCGCAACGAAGCGTAATCGTGAATGCGCCTTCAGCGTAGTCCTCCATCGCTTGAACCAATGCCGCACCGTAAAGTCGCCGCCTCGCGTCATACTCGATGCAGACCTGATGGCGCTTAACGTCGTTGCCTTTCGCGCCAACGTAAAGGTATCCGGCAGGCTCGCCATTCAGCAGGCCCAGAAGAATGCGACCGTTCTCCGCTTCACACTCGAAAACGCATTTCGGGTAAAAGCTGAGAGCTTCGGCATTCTTTTTCTGAAGGCTATCGACGTAGGTGATCAAGCTGGGGTGAACCTTCACGATCTGAAAGTCTCCGTTGCTATTCCCGCCACAAACTTGCGCCAAGGTTTCCATGATTCACTTGTAATTCGCCAAGGACCAATCAGGACAATCCCGAAACTCAAACACGCGATTCCCATCCCGCACCATCCGAGAGGCAACGCGAACGTCCACCTGCTCCGCGATCTGCTGGAGCGTCAGGTTGCTCGTCCAGAATGTCGCCTTGCCCATCCGGCGTTCCGCAATTTCGAGAATCTTCGCCTTCGACAACGCAGACTCATACGCAGCCCCAATGTCATCGATAAACGCAACCTGGGCATCGCAAACATGGTCGATCACTCCGAAGTCACCCCGGCGCATGTAATCAACGATGGTAATCCACCGGAGAAAGTTCGACCGAATTCCCCTCTTTTTGAGAAACTGATGCGCAGATCGAGCAAGCATTGTCTTCCCGACTCCTGAGACCCCCGTTAATGCGCACCATTTGCCGTCTCCTGCGTTTGTAGAGTCGAGGAAGGTCAGGACAGCGGACACTGCTCCCGCGCTCTCAGAATGAAAGCTAGGGTCATAGTTCGGACATACGCTTACCAATGTCAGCGAAGGCACTGGATCTGCCTGCGTTAGCTGTGCCATCGTTGCGGTTGTGATGTTGATAATTTTTTCCATTGTTCGTTTTGTTTGAGATTTGACTGTAAACGGCTGCGAAGGATGACATGTCCGCAGGCCAGGTGATGGTGGTGAGAGGTTTGCCCTTGGGGTTGCACCAGTTGCTCGACACGCGATTGTCCGCCCAACTGCGGACAACTGCTGCGCTCATGCCGAGGGTGGCTCCATGCTCGATGAGGTTGGCGACCGGGATGGCGAGGCGAGCAGAAATCGACTCAAGCGACTTCCCCTGTTT